AGCTGGTTCAGGAAGTACAGTATCAGTAGGAACTACTAACAATACAAGAAGATTCGCAAATCATAGTAGTTGTACTGCAGCTACCTCAGAGGTAGAGTATGCAGTAAATTGTGAAAACATACAAACAGTTACTGTCTCACAAACTTTCAGTAAGTCCCAACAAGGTGCTACTGGAGGAGGAGGAGACAATGCTAAAATAGTAGTAGTTACTCCAAGTAATCAATATTTCTATAAGTTTTTCTTTGCAGAAGGGGAAGATTCAGGAGGGGCAAACGGTGTATTTAATGAAATAACTCCTGACCACATAACAATTAAAGCAGCAACAGACAATACAACAGCAGACGGTCTCTGGTCTACAAGTGCAGGTACTTTAACAAATATTGTAAATACACATGGAGCTCCAAGCTGTAGAGTAACTTCTGGAAACTCAGTAGACGGTATGACCGTCACTTATACACTAGCTAGTGCAGACGGAAGTTCTGCAGACTCTACTACTCTAGAAGTTCTAGATAGTATGGGTAATCAAATAACTCCTTTCTTAACAAACGAAGCTCATGTATACCCTGCCGGTACGTCCGGAGGAGTATCAGACATAACAGGAAGTGGAACAGATGTACAAGTATTTGAAGGAGGCACTTTATTAGACTATGATGGAACAGGTACAGCTAGAGGTAAATGGAAAGTTGTTCTAAACAGCCCTTCAGGATTAACAAAGGGCAACGTTGGTTCGCAGGGAAGTGCTCCCTCAAGGTTTGCAAGAGTTGCAAATCATACTCCCGCTTCGGGAACACATAACTATTCGCTAGTCTATACTATTACAGGTAAAACATCTCAAAATAAAGCATTTTCATTTGAAAAAGTACAAACACTAACTAAATCAAGAACAGGTGTGGACGGAACACCAGCACAAAACCAAAGGCAACCAAGTATATTTAGAAAAAACAGTAGTAGTATTTCTTCTACTGCTGGTAGCTTTAGTAACCCTTTAACAGGGAACACTAGTTGGAGTTTTGCAGTTCCGGCAATTACTACAAATGGTGACAAAGTATATGTAGCAACTCGTAATTTTACAAGTGACGGTAATAGCCCTCAGGACAGTAATTGGTCAACTCCCGCAGTCTACGCTGAAAGAATAGATGGAACTACAATTACAAACCAAGGAATAAGACAAGCTAATTTATATAAGAAAAATGATACTTCTTTAACCAGCACTACAGCAGGTACCTTTTCAAATCCATTAACAGGAAATACGGACTGGTCTTTTTCAGTCCCAGCTTTAACCTCAAATGGAGATATTGTATATGTTGCAACAAGAACTTTTACTAGTGATGCAGCGAGCCCACAAGATAGTGCATGGTCTACTCCTGCAATATATTCACGACGAACAGATGGATCACCGGGAACAGCAGCACAGAATCAAAGACAACCGAGTATTTTTAGAAAGAATAGTAACAGTATATCATCAAGTTCAGGAACATTTGCTGACCCTAGAAGCGGAAATACTTCTTGGTCATTCTCAGTTCCAGCCTTAACTTCAGATGGAGATATTGTATATGCAGCAACTCGTATTCTTACTAGTGACGGTAATAGCCCCCAAGAGGGTAGCTGGTCTACTCCTGCAATATATGCACGAAGGGTAGATGGAACTAGTGTAACAGGACCTGCAGGTCAAAGTGCAAGAACAGTTAGTTTATATAAGAAAAACGATACTTCTTTAACTAGCACTTCAGCAGGTACTTTTGCAAGTCCACAAACAGGAAATACGGACTGGTCTTTTACTGTCCCAGCTTTATCATCTAATAATGATAAAGTATATGTAGCAACAAGAACATTTACTAGTAATGGAGCAAGCCCTCAAGATAGTGCATGGTCTACTCCTGCAGTATACGCACAACGAACAGATGGTGGAGCAGGTCCAACAGGCCCTGGTGGAGATGCTTCTTCCGTAGTTTACTACTTACAGACAGGGTATACCAAGCCTAACAAACCTACTCAAAATGCTAATCCACCAAGTAGTTGGTCACTCGCAATACCTACTGCAGCGGTAGGTAAAAGTATATGGGCTTCTCAAGGTAATAAAGCGAGCGGCGGCAGCTGGGTATGGGGCGACCCTTTCTTCTACTTTGAATTTACAGGATTCGAAGGCGCATTTGAAGCAAACTTTACAAACTTTGACTTAAGTGCAACAGGACTAGCAGCACTTAACTTAGCAGATAACACTTATAATAATTCACAAGTAACAAACTCTTTAGTATGGGGAACAATTACTGTAAGTTCTGGAAGCCAAGGAACATCTTGGAGTACAGCGGACCAAAGTACTTATATTCCATCAGCCTCCACACAGGCAGGAACATTATCTATAACTCACCCAACAATAGGAAACTTTAATGCAACCTTTACATGGACAAGATCAGGTACTAATGTTAGTGCATTTGCACTATCAAATGTAGGTAGTGGAAACGATGCTTGGACTTCATCAAGCTTTGGAAGTAATGCTGTGCTGAAATCAATTACAGTCACCCATACTGCTAGTAGTAGAACTATAGCATTAACTGCTAGTGTTATTGATCTATCAGGTGTAGGAGGCTGCTTAGTAACAGGCAGTAAGATAACAGTGCCCGTGTATAATGATGTAGTTTCAATACCTATTGAAGATATAGAGATAGGTCAAAAAGTTCTTGCATATAATGAAGAAACAGGAGAAGAAGTAGAGGCTTATGTAGAAGGTAAAGCATCTCATGGAGCAGAACGTTACTACAAAGTTAATAGCTTACAACTAACTGCAGGACACCCTATCTGGGCAAACGAAAGATGGACCTGCGTAGAGCCTGTTGAGTATGCACGTGAATGCGAAGCATACGGACACACTTTAGACTTAGAGCCAGAAAAACTAGAACTTGGTGATATTTTATATGGAGGAGCAATAGTAGAAACAATTGAACTTATAGACGAATCAGCACTAGTATGGAATATAATGATTGAAGATGTTCATACTTATATAGCAGATGATATTTTAGTTCATAATGGTGGCGGAGGCGGTGGAGGATATAAGTGTCTTACTCCTGCTATGCTACCTGAAAACCTACAAGTAGGAGATATGATAGATAGCCCACTTGGAGAAACAAAAGTAGTAAATATAGTACACAAAGAAAGAGAAGGATACTATATACTAGAAGATGAGTTAGAGATAACAAACGACCACCCTATCTTAATAGATGGAGAGTGGATACTTGCGGAAGAATACGTAGGTAAAAAAGAATACATAGATACACCAACAGAGGTTATCTATGTGGAAACAGAAAACGAATTATTAACTGTCAAAGGCTGGACAGTTGGAGGTAAATACTAATGGCAGCAACAACAATAGTAACGGCAAGCAATGGGTGGAAGACAAGACCCATGAAAGAATCAGACTATACGTTTTTTATGGAAACTTTTGAAGATTTCCCTCTAGGAACTAATAGTTATAGACATAGAGTAGACAAATTTTCAGCGTGTATACAAAACAATAAATTGTATGCAGATTCAATTATTAAAAGCGGAGCAGTAACAGTATCAGATGGAGTCCTAGCTGAAGGTGTTATAAGAACTTACGTCACTGAAAGACCAGGCGGACAAGCAGTAAGTATTAGAATATACATCTTCCATCAGGCAGATGTTATGGTTATAAGATCTTATGGTGTACACCCTACTTATAGAGGTACTGGGTACGCAAAAGATGCTCATGGTGTAGGTATTGGACTATGCAGAGAATTTGAGATTGAAAAAGTACGAGCTTGGCTCGAAAATAGCCCAACGTTCCCCGCTATGGGAGCAATGAAAACTAGATACAATACTGCAAGTATGAATTTAGATATGACCACTGATACTAATCAAGCCGACCCAGGTGGAGAAGAAACTATAAAGATGATGGAAGCTACTAGAGCACAATACGAGGCTTTGAAAACAAATACTACTGGTTGGGCGGATGTAACATATACTATATCAAGTAGTTAAGAAAATCACCACCACTAGTTTTTGGTAATATTTCTAAGATATGAATGAGCTGAGTTATACCTAACCAAACCAACTTGACATTCCAAATTTAGTTCTTGACATCTCCTATGATTTTTGATATAATTTATGAATAGGAGTATAATATTCAATATGGCAGCAGGAACTTACGATATAGTTATTGACCAAGGTTCTGATTTCTCTATTCAAATAGCGATATCAGCAGATGGTTCAGCAACCCCAATAGCTACACATTCAGCGAGGGCACAACTTCGCCCTTCCCCTACGTCCACTACAAAAACGGCAGATTTTACTTGCACAATTGTAGACGCGACAAATGGGAAGCTAAATATGCAGTTAACTAACTCAACTACTGCAAGTATAGCCTCGGGCAAATATTACTACGACTTAGAATTAGTTAATACACAGAACAGCACAGTAACAAGATTACTACAGGGCGTGGCTAGAGTCACTCCAGAAGTTACGAGATAATGTCAACGATTTTAAAAATCACGCCACAAACTACCTCGGTTGGTGCAACAGCTCAAACGACTACTGTTACAATTTCTAGCGCTATAGCTGGGGCTGCAACAGATGCACAAGGTATTACATTCGCAAACGCAGCGAGATCAATCTCGTCTGCTTCCACAGTAGAAACTGCTCTTTTACAATTAGCAGATCAACTTTGGGTTCAAACAACAGCGCCGTCTGCCGGTACAACCAACCTAGCAGAAGGTGACTTTTTTTATGATACTGACGATAATCAGTTAAAGATCTATAGAGAGACGTCAACGGGCAACTTTAGTTTCGTTCCAGTAATGATTGGTAATGATTCAGCGGACTCTGACACTATAGACGCAGGGAGCTTTTAAGCTCTAACAGGAAATAATAATGGCACAAGTAATAAAAATTAAAAGAAGTAATAGTACTTCCGCACCGGGTTCTCTTGGTGCTGGTGAGTTAGCATATTCTTCTAATAGTAATAAGCTATTTATTGGTCACCCTTCCTCAAGCGCAGTAACTGCAATCGGTGGAGCGGTATATGTAAATATGTTGGACCACGGGGCTGGCACGCTAACAGCAAGTTCAGCAGTAGTAGTCGACGCTAACAGTAAGATTGATCAATTAAAGTCAGGCAACATAGTTGTAACTGGCTCTAGCAATACAATAAGCACGTCATCAGGGAACTTAACTCTAGCCGCAACAAGTAATTTAATACTTACACACGGTGGAACATTAGACCTAGATGGACAAGCAAATACAATCACGATGCCCGACAATAACGCGGCAGCGATCGATTTCAAAGAAGCAGGAAACTCATACCTTAAATTCGTAACTACAAACTCTGGTGAGAAAGTAGTTGTAGGAAAGGATATGGACACAGGAACATTAAATGTTACTAGTGGAAACTTCTTAGTAGGCACAAACAAATTAACAGTTGCTACTGGTACAGGTAATACTGTAGTAGCAGGTACAATGAATGTACAAGGCGCAGCAGACTTAGATTCTACACTTAATGTAGATGGCAACTTAACAGCAAACGGAAACGTAACTTTAGGTAACGCCGCTGGTGATACTGTTCAAGTAACAGGCACAGCAACATTCACACCATCAGCAGACTTTGATGGAGGCTTCACAGTAGCCGGTTCACAGACCGTAGACATGGGAGCTAACAGAGTAACTAATATAGCTACTCCAACAGCAAGTACCGATGCAACAACAAAAGCATATGTCGATAGTGTAAAACAAGCACTCGATATTAAAGATTCAGTCAAACTAGGCACAACTGCTAACTTAGGAGCAACCTATAATAATGGCGCAGGTACTCTTACATATGACGCTACTGGCGTACAAGCAGTAGATGGTGTTAACTTAGCTCTAAACGATAGAGTTCTTGTTAAGAACCAGAGTACAAACACACAAAATGGTATCTATAAAGTTACAACTGCTCCAGCCGTAGGCGTAGCAGGTATACTTACAAGAGGTATCGATGCAGACACAAATGCAGAAGTATCAGGCGGAATGTTCTGTTTCGTAGAAGCAGGTTCAACTAACGCAGATAACGCGTACGTACTGACTTCACTTACAGGCACAGCAACACTAGGAACTAGTAATTTAACCTTCACTCAGTTCTCAGGAGCGGGTCAGATAGACGCAGGTAATGCCCTTACAAAAACAGGTAATACTCTAGCAGTAGCAGTAGACGACAAAACAGTCTCACACAATAGTGGCTCTGCAGTAGGTATAAAAGGCATATCAGCAACAGCTAATGGTGACGTAATATACGGCGCTGGTGGTTCTAATGGTGGTTACGCAAAACTATCAATAGGCTCATATGACTCTTCAAATAGCGTAGGACAGATACTTCAAGTAGGAGCATCTTCTACAGTCGCATGGTCTAACACACTAGATGGGGGTACATTCTAGTGGCTCAGGTTATTAAAATTAAAAGGTCAGAATCAGCAGGTTCAGCCCCGAGTTCTAGTGATCTAGCTACTCACGAACTTGCTATGAATGTGACCGACAAAAAGATTTATACAAAAAATGCGGCAGGCAACATAATAGTTGTTGGTTCTCATTCGGAAGCTATTGCAACCGAAGACGACATTCTCGCATTAAGTATAGCATTAGGATAGCAACATGGCATCAGCATTTAAAACAGCAACAGCAATAAATGTGGGCGCTTCTTTGACAAGCGTATACACATCTCCTGCAAATACAATTTCAACCATAATTGGTTGTTATATTTGTAATCAAAGCGGAGGCTCGATAGAAGCAACAGTAGAATTTTATGATACTAGCGCATCTCATCACGCCACTATAGTTAAGTCGACTCCAATACCGAGTGGCTCTACAGTAGTAGTTATTGGTGGAGACGGCAAAGTAGTTTTAGAAGCTGGTGATATAATCAAAGTACAATCAAACGTTGCAAGCTCGATAGACGTAGTTCTATCGTATCTGGAGCAGACATAACATGCCACTCATAGGAAAAGAAAATCATCTTGTCTCCTCGCTTGAGGCAAACGCAGTAGGAACTACCGAAATAGTAAGTAATTCTATAACTGCAAGTGAGATCGCTGGCAACGCCGTCGGTTCATCAGAAATTGCAGCAAACGCGGTAGGCACAGCGGAGGTAGCAACAAATGCTATTGCCGCAGCACAATTACAATCATCAGCCGTTACAGGCGTCGCGGATAATTCAATTGACACAGCAGCTATAGCTTCTAACTCAATCGACTCTGCTCAGCTTATAACAGGTAGTATAGATACTATACATATCGCATCAGCACAAGTTACAGCAGCTAAATTAGCTACTGATTCTATTACTACAATTAAGATAGCAGCTAACGCAGTAACATCAGCAAAAATAGCAACTAATAATATTACTACTGAAGCAATAGCACAAAATTCAATTACAGCAGTTCAAATACCATCAGGTACAATTACAGCTGACTTACTAGCAGCAGACTCAGTAGACTCTAGTGAATTAGTAGACGGCAGTATCGATACTGCACATATTGCTAATCTTCAAGTAACAGCAGGTAAACTAGCAAGTGATTCTGTTACTACAATTAAGATAGCAGATAACGCAGTAACAGCAGCAAAAATAGCTGATGGAAGTATTACTTCATTACAGCTAGGCGCTAACTCAGTAGATAGTTCAGAACTAATATCTGGTAGTATAGATACTATACATATCGGAGCAGCTCAAGTAACTACAGCTAAAATAGCCAATAACGCTATTCTAACTCAACATATTGACGATAGCCAAATTACATCAGACCAACTAGCTGCAAACTCAGTAGACAGCGCAGAACTTATTACAGGTAGTATAGATACTATACATATAGCAGATGGCGTTGTAACAACAGACAAAATAGCCGATAATGCTATTACGGCAGCTAAACTCCCTTCTGGAGTTGTAGTCTCAGACCATATAGCTACTGGCACAATCGTAACAAATGATTTAGCAGATAACTCTGTAACTTCAGCAAAAATAGTAAATGGAACAATCCTAACAGCAGACTTAGCAGATAACGCTATTACAGCAGCTAAGATTCCTGACGGAAGTATTACTCTTACACAATTAGGAGCAAACTCAGTAGACAGCGCAGAACTAATAACTGGTAGTATAGATACTATACATATCGGAGCACTTCAAGTAACTACAGCTAAATTAGCGGCGGATTCAGTAACAGCGGCAAAG